CTAGGCGAAAAAATCGGCTAGTCCCTCCAGTTTTACACTATTTTCTTTTTTAGTATTTGGATTAGTAACTTTAACTGTGTATGACAATTTAGGCATTGTATTAAAGAACTTCTCAATCATCTGGAATTGTTCAGATGTTAGAGACTCAATCCACTCAATCTTTTCCTTCTTAGAAGTTTCGGATCCAGCATAAACATTCTCATCGTCATATACCATATCAATACAGTTAGCAATAATCTCAAATGATTTTTCGACCTCATCTTGGTCTTCACTTAGACCAAAATTATTACTAATAAAAGTTTCCAACGATGGATACTTCATTTTAAGAGTATATTCACTATTCAACTTAATCTCCTGACTATGATCAGGATCATTTTCAACTTCAATATCATCAATAGGAACCGTAACAGGAATCTGAGTGACTCCATCATCGCCACAGGTAACAATCAAATCAATAGTTTCTCCTACCGATTTGCCACGGACATTTAAGAAAAGATATTCAATATCAAAAGAAGATAACTCTTCAATCTTCACTCCTCTAGTAATAACACATTCTTTAAGAACCTGTTTTACTGCATTAGTGATCTGTTTAGGATCTTTAGATTCGAGAGCAATAATAAGAATTTTTTCTTCTTTTACTAGAAAAGGTCTATATTTAATAGTTTTTCCAGTAGAAGGAAGTTGCAACTCATGTTGCGAGGTCGTAATTTTTGGTAAAGCCATGATATGTAATCAAGTCAGTTATGAGTATTTAGTGGGGTTTTCTGAGGTTATTGTTGAGAAAGTATTTCGCTATCTTTTCCACTGGTCTTAGAAGTATCAAGACCCTTGGTCTTATCAACATATACTGGTTTATTATGTTGCATAACAAAATATCTATCGTATTTGAAGCTAACTTGTACCTGTAGAATTTGACCTTGATCATAGGTCAGTGGTACAGATGCAATATCAATAGGAAAAGCATTGAGGAATTGGAAAGTAATTGCTTCCTGTTCATTCCTTTCAAACTTAGTAAGTGATATATTTCTCTTAAAAGTTACTGGATATCTCTGTCTAAAGAATCCAGCAGTATCAATTTCTGGATCTCCAGAAGGAGAACCAGAACTAAGTGTTTTACCTTGACTGTTGTATACTGGGTTGATAAAATTAATCCACTCTTGGAATAATCTCAATGACTGATAGTCAGAAGAAACATAGAACTGCATAGCCATGTCAGTAAAGTTTCTTGCTTTGGGAAAATATTCCTTGATTCCCTGTCTAGTTCCCGTCTCCATAAATGGATCCAGTGTCATGCCAGGAATCATTGTTTCACTGCACATGAAGTTATATCTTGACGGAGGGTGTCCATCAAAAACTCCACAACCAGTCAACCAAGAATTTAAATCACTAGTTCCAGCGACTCCAGTACTAAGATCCAAAGACACTGTATATTGATTATTAAGAGCTGGATTAGCTAGATAATCTTGAAAATTAGGTAGAGGCGCCTTGTCAGGACCCGACACCGCATTCGTAAGATTCAAACCAAATTGTGTTTTACTTTTTAGATTGTTTATAGACATCTAAATAATTTGATCCTTTATACTATGTATATGGCTTACAAGGGGAAATATAAACCATCCTACCCCCAAAAATACAAAGGTGACCCAACGAACATTATCTATAGGTCATTATGGGAAAGAAAATTCATGAGGTATTGCGATTTGACTGAGAATATCAGTCAATGGCAGTCTGAAGAATTCTGGATTCCTTACAAAAGTCCACTTGATAACAGGATGCACAGATATTTTCCAGACTTCTTTATTAAATATACTGACGCATCTGGTAAAAAAAGATCTGTTGTCATTGAGGTTAAACCTAAGAAACAACTGAAAGAACCAAAAAGAAACCCAAAGAAAAGGACAAAATCTTGGGCAATGGAAGTTCAAACTTGGGTTATCAATCAAGCAAAGTGGAAAGCAGCAGAGGAATACTGCGCTGATAGAAAGTATGAATTCAAGATCATGACTGAAGACGATCTAGGAATAGAATACTAATGATTGCAGAAGAAATCCGCAAATCAGCTGGAAAGAGGAATAGAAGTGGAGACTGGTACATCAGTAAACTGGAAGAAGCTCTAGCACCTCTACAAAATAAAGATATCAGTACAAGTGATACTGGTTGGTTGGCAGTTGGACAGTTGTTATCCTTCTCCTATGGAGTCTCATTCCCTGAGAGAATGGAGTTCTGGGACATCCAACCACTATCTTTTGTACTGGAAATATACAAAGATGGGTTCCTAGGAGCAAATCTACACTATATAAATCCAGACTATAGAGACGCAGTTGCAAAAAGTCTCATAAATAGCGGAAGAGGTGCATCTGTACCAAGAAATAGCCTACACAGATATCTATTTTCTGGTATGGGCAATGTATATCAAGTTCCTGAAAGTGAAGATTGGGCAAGTATATCACTTTTACCCACGGAAAAATTTTACGATAACCGAGGAATGAAGTATCCAAAACACAAAGCGTGGAACTGGAGAAAGTAATTAATGTCCCAATCAGCAGCCAAACAAGAAATTAAACTTACTGGTGATATCGAACAGAAAACTGTAGATACTGGCCAGAAACAGGTATATAAAATTTTCTATTATCCATCAACAGGTTCAGCTAAAGTTTTTCCTGTTGACAGTGATGGGCAGATTCTTCCTGATGCAAAACCAATTTATAATAATGGAAGTTGGGTAAAGAACCAAATTACTTTAAATGAAGAAGCGCAAAAGAGTATACATGCTCAGATTCAAGAAGGAGTTGGTAATTTTACCGAAGCATCTGGATTAGCTACTCCGCAATGGGCAGAAGCTACAATCAGTGGAGAAACACCAACAGCATTCCCAAACAACCCCAATGGAGTTACTGAAGGAGTTGGAGGTGGTGATGGCAATCCAGACATGTGGATTGAACCAAATTGGGGTAGCGATTTGAAGAATCTTGGAGCAATCATAACAAATCCATTATCTCTAATCTATGGAAGTGAAAAGTTCACGGGAGCTGGTATACAAGGTGGAGACTTTGATTTTGCTGGTGATAATCAACCAGCCTTTCAGGTTCCACTAAAATATCCTGCTGATCTATCAGATGCACAAGATCAATTTGTAATTCAATGTTTCTCATATCAACCACCATATGCCGATGCAATTAGTAAAGATCAAGAATTCGGTGATCTAGGTAGAGGAGCAACAAGAACCACACCCCTTAGAAAAAAAATTGGTAAAGGTATATTCCTTCCAATGCCTCAAGATGTAAATGATACCAACTCCGTAAGTTGGGCTGAGGACAATATGAATAATATGGCTATGGGTGCTTTCCAACACGTAGCTAAACACGCTGCTGCATATGGTGGTGCAAACATAGCGGGTAAGATTACGGATGCGCTTGGAATAAACCTAGGAGGACTTATCTCTGCTGGAAGTAGATTTACTTCACAAGCAGCATTGATTACCTCAGTAGGTCAGACTAGAGCTGGAAGAATGGATATTGGTACAGGTATCTTATCTCAGTTAGCTGGAGACATGGGGTATGAGGTATCACCAGAACAAATCTTAAGTAGAACTGGTGGGGTTATCTCCAACAGTAATACAGAACTCATGTTTAGTGGTGTGAAACTAAGAAGTTTCAGATTCTCATATAGAATGACTGGCAGAAGTCCAGAAGAAGCAGCAAGAATCAACACAATCATTCGTGCATTAAAACAGTGGGGAGCTCCCAGAAAAGTCACAAGAGTTGAAGGTGGTCAAGGTACTGTAGGAAGTGCAGGAGCACCTTCATACTTCCTAGGAACTCCACACGTATTCCAACTATCTTATAGAACTGCCGCAGGAGGAAATATCCTAGGTGTAAACAAGTTCAA